TCAGTCGATTATGTTTACGACTCGCCTCGGCGCTTTGCCCGTTTCATTTCGTGTTGCATGATTCGGGGCGCACCGATCTACCCTCGTTTCCAAGTGTCACCAACTGCCGTGCGAATGGCTTAGGTCGTGCTACTAGCCGATTGTTTACTGTCTGGGATTGCTGAGAGTGTAGAGAATGTACTCCATGTCGCTTGGCTTCCAGACCGCTGCATGACAGCCAGCCATCTCGCAAGCGTTTAACCAAATCTTTTGTCCAGGCGTCAACTTGCCCTTCTCTGCTTTTAACTCAATGACCAATGGCCGACCGCCTTGGAATGGGTGCACCATGAACAGATCAGGGAATCCTGCATCGCCTTGGACGTTTGTCATCCAGCGTCCTCGACTGTTCTGTGCCGGCAGATCGTGATGCACTAACCAGCCGTAACGCTTGGCAACGCTAATCACCATGTCCTTAAAGTCGGCTTCGCTAATCTTGGAATCAATCTTCATCAGCGGGCACGATTCTTTTGTTGTCTGCCAACCATTCCCATGCTTGCGCCAGTTTTTGCCATGTTTCTCGACTTGCTTCTAAATCTTTGTATCGCTTTTCTAGGAGCGCTTTTTCGGCGCGCAATGTGTCAATTACACCGCGCAAGTAGTCAACTATTTCAATAGGTGTTGCCCCAGTTTGCTTTTCATCAAATGTCATTTCTTGTCCTGCCACATGATTACTAAAATCGTTCCCCAAACACCCATAACAATTCCGATGATGTTGAATGCCACGTAACTCACTTAAGAACCTCAATAATCTTTGATGCTTCGTGTGATTTAAGCAGCTCTAAGACCGCTTCGTCGCTGTCCAACGTGCGCTGGATAAGTTCCAGCAATCGCAGATCATCAAATCCACCGTCTTTAGCAAGTTTCTTGATATAACCAATTTGCTTAGGTGTGGCAAAAGCACCGCGGGGTATGTGCTCTTGCGGTTGTGGTGATGTGGTTAGGCGCTCAACCTTTTGCATCTCATTGCGTGACGGCCTAGGGCCACTAGCAGGCGCCTGCAATGGGCAGTTAGCAATAGCGCGACCAATAGCGCTCGTTTCACAGTTTTCTACAAATGACGTGGCATTGACACCGCGCTCACTTTTAATTTCTTCTGCGTAGCCCGTAGCAACTGGCACCTTGTCGTCCTTGTCCGCGTAAAGTTCGCAATAGAACACGCAAGCGTCGCCTGTGTAGTTCATCATGCAGGTATAGACGCGCCCGTTCGGATATGCAGCCCACCAGCGGACAAGTCGTTGCTCAACTGTCTCGTAGTTGCTTAGATCAAAGCCCATTAGATGCCTGCCCAGACGCTTAGACGTTGTGCATGGTCATGGGCGCCACCGCGCTGTGCGTATGCCAGTTCGCCTGTATTGCGGATAATGCCACGTCGAGCGGCAGCGTTAAGCCGTCCTGCGATGCCCTTAGTAACAGGGAACTGATCGCCTAGGTGCTTCCAAATGTCGTCAGATGTGAAGAAGCCTTTAGTGCGCGCAACGTGCAAGATCGCAGCGTCAACTTGGTTTTGTTCAGGTTTTGTCCAACGCGCATCGGCAGATGATTGTGACGCCAGCATGCCTTTAATGAATGGGGCGTTCTTTCGTGCCGGCACACGGCCATCACAGACGAAGTGTGTTTTTCCTGTTATTTCAGGGTAAGCAATTTGTTCTTTGCAGATCGTGCAGGTTTTCATTGTCGGAATCTCCTTGTCGGTTAGGAATGTGCTTGTAGTGCTTTGATTGCCAAGTCGAGTGTAGTCACATCGTGCAATGGCATCGGTTCTTCTAATGACAGCGAGTTCTTCATGCCTTTAAGACGCTGAATAATGCTTGCGTGCGGATTAGTGCTTATGTCTGCAATTTCGTTAATCAAATTAAAGATTGCCATGTCGTGTTTAGTTGTCATCATTTGCTCCATTACCATTCGTCGGGTTTCTTCTGATAGTTCGCCTTGATTCCATGCCACACCTTCACTCATTTTGTTGCACTCCATGGCCCCCAGCCGTAACCGTGTTTGTCAACGCCGTAGTTGTAAATCGCTAACGCTGCGCGCAAATTAACATCAGCCTGTAACAAGTTTTGTTCGCTTGTAATCAAACCGCGCTCCTTTAGCCAAGGCGTCCAAAACCCATTTAGCTGCATCAATCCACGGGAACCACCTTGAGGGTCTTTGCCGTTGTAGGCGTTCGGGATGCAACGTGATTCCCTAAACATCACAGACTCGAGCACGGTGCGCTGATCGGCAGGCCAGCCAAGGTTCACGGCAAGCGCGCTGAACTGCTCACACGCCGACGTGTACGGGTCAATGTAAATCGTGGACGACGTGCTCGACGTGGTTGTGCTGGGTTCTATCAAAAATGGTGCCAGCGCGATAGTCCCAGACGGGCTACCAGACGCGCCAGGAGCGCCTGTGAGCGCCGTAAACCCGAAAACGGTACAAAGCACTAACCCAATGATTTTTTCTGCAAAATAGTTCATCGTTTCTCCAAAGGTATGGGCACGCCCCAACTGGATGCGTGCGATCTAAATGCGATTTGTCCCATTAGGAACTTGCCCGACTCTGGGCTAGAAAATATCTGAACCAAGATTTCTTGGCCGTTGTCCATCACTCCCGTATAGACGCTGTAATCAACTATCTGTGGGTCAGTCATTGCCTGTCCTTTTGTCGGTACTCCGACCTTAGAACATAGATCAAGCCTTGGGTGGGATTTCCCCAAACACCTTTAAAAATGCGGCTTTAACCCAAATCACCGAGTCGGCAGCCTGTGGGGTTATCTCAATGTGAAACCAGTCGCCACCTGGTGCACCGTGAATAGTTGGCTTGTCATATTTGAGCCATGCGTACCGATCGCAACGCCATGCTCGACCTTGTGGCTCTGGAAAATAATCCAAAATACATTGCAAGCCAAGTTCGTTGGCATTGGCAACAAGTTTGTCAATAAAGACCAACGCTTCTTTGCGGCCTGCTTTTGGGTTCTTTTCGCTTTTGCGATACGACAGATCAACAGCTCTGCCAGTTGCGTGAACCGACAAAGAACCTGGCTTACCGCGCATGTCACGCTGACCCCAAGACCCGTTGTTCCACAGCGCGCCATTTGATGCGGCGATTGCTTGTTTAATCCATTCGTTCATGCCGGCACGGGGCGCTGATGATGCACCGTCAGCGTTGCCGATGTAGTCGCGTGCGTTTGGCACGCCAGCCTTAGCCTTGGCTACTGCCACGACCAAACTTCATGTCTTTAGTGTTGAAGTAGCGCAATGCTGTTGGGCAGACCGCGCCGATTGCAGCTGCTAATAGTGCGGATGGGTCGGTGTTGCCTGTTACTGCTAGCGCAACGACGGCAGCGAACATTGAGCGACCGTATGAGGCGAGTAGGGCTTTGTCTTTAGGCTTCAACATCTTTGGCTCCTTCTTTTGCTTTTGACTTTAGCCCGTTTGAGGCCACTAAGCCTGACAACGTGCCGGTCATAAATACGGTCAACGTGGATAACAGGTCTATAAATGCCGCGTCATTGGGTGATTGATGACCTATTGGCTGGGTTACAAACATCAGCGCATAAACAAACCCGAGCACGGTGACGGCAAAGACGCTGGCAAGGATAATTCCGACGATCACGATTAGCCGAGCGTGTAGTTCTTCAGGCTTCAGTCTTGGTCTCATAAATCAGGTCTTTCGTGCATGTGCCAGATGGGTTGCAGAGTGGTGGTTCGCATTCTGGCTTTTTCCAGTTGGCTGCGTCTTGGCATGGGTAACGGTATGAGCCGTCATAACTACAGCCAGCGCAACCCCACACAACGACTGCGATTAGCGCGCCGTAGCCGATGAGGTAACGCCATTTCATGCAGGGCGTGTAGGAAACTTAATCTTTTTTGGGTCTGCGTTGCTTGCTGGCAGATCGCGCAATTTCTGTCGGTAGGTTGCCCACGCTGCTTTGTCGGCTGTGCTGTCTGCTACTTGTGTCCAATCGGATGCTGCAAGTTCTTGATTGCGCCACAAACGGATGCGCTCAAATAGCCAGTCGGTTTCAATGTTGGCTTCTTCTTCCCAAGGTTGGATTAGGTCAAGGTAATTCATTATGCGGCCTCATAGGTAAATTGGTAAACAAGTGAATCTCCGTTACCAAATGCGACCGGCACGGTGGCATTGATGATGCTTCGCACCAAATAAGCGCCAGCAGAAGCCGAAACAAACGGCGTGCATGTTGTCGTATTTGACCTAAAAGAAACACCTAAATATGTTTCACTTGTGCTTGTGTCAAAGTAGTAACCGTTACCTATCAACAAACTAGCAGAGTTTGCTGCAGCGGTAACTGGCAAAGAAAAAGTAACGGTTGTTGTTATTGCGCTTGTTGAGCCAAGCGTTATTGTTACCGAACCGTAAACAAGTTTATTGACTCGTGTGAAAGAGCCGACAACGGTGCCGTTTCCAATAGTTATGCCACCAAGCGTTGGCGTGTAACTTGCAGTTGCTTCGCCAATGCCGTTCATCTGTGCAGCAGTTAGCACCTGACCAGCGGTGAAAGGGAATGGGTTAGCCATAGTGTCTCCTATCCTAAAACATTGAACTGGTCAAGTGTGCCATATGTAGCGTTGTCCAAGATCAGCTCATAAACGATGACGGTCGGGGAAGTCGAGTACAGCACACGGTGGCCTGTGGAATAGTCCAAG